TTATATAGTTTCTTATCTCTTCCTTTTGTTTTGAAACCCAGTCAATTATATTGCAATAATCCTCTTCATTAAGTGGTCCTTTACGTGTATTACATGTTTTACAAATAAGCTGAAGATTTGACTTTATTGATGGGCCTCCTTTATTTAGAGGAACAATGTGGTCGCAAGCAATATTGCGGAATGTAAGCTGCTTATTACAGTAATGACATTCTTTACTGTACACCTTTAAGAACATCTTCTTGATTTCATCAAGTGTGATGTTAAATTCCACTTCATTCTCTTGCGACCTTTTCTTGAGACTAGACTTAAGAGCTGACATCTTTCTTGAAAGTTTGGAATACACCTTTTTCCAAAAATTACCATGTAGCTCTCTTAATATAGGCTCAAATTGTTCCCTGGTTGACATTATTTATCTTGCTTCCCACTCCTTTGTGTTCGGGACAAAACCCTCTTCCCATCTTAAGTTACTTGCTTTAGCCAATTCTTTTATCTTCTCATTTGCCTCATAATACTCTTCTCTGAGGTCATTTACTTGTTTACTTAGAGAATATATCTGAGAATTAGCACTGGGTTTATAGGACTTCTTTTTCCGTTTCTTTCTCCAGAATGGATAAAATATGCTTTTCATGATTGAACCATCTTATATTCTGCGAAAGTAGTTCTTCCACGGTTTATCCTGGTAGTTTTGATATTGCTGCCCTTCTTCTTTAATAAGTGGATAATAGCAGCAAGTCGCATACAACCAAACTGGTCTAGAGCCATTCTAGGGTTAATCCGTCCTCCGTTTTGTAACATTCGAAGAATAGACTTTTCCTGTGACTCTTGTCTTATTGGGTTAGCGCCTCTTGTTCCGTTGTTCATTTTCTATTGTTCCTAGTTGTAATGTTATAGTGAATTTCCATAAACTTACAGTTAGCTGGAAATAATCACCATGTTTATCTATCTCATACATCCCGCCGATTCCAAATATAAATAGAAAGAATATCTGGAATCCATATTTCCATAGATGTATCTTAAAAAGACTCGTCATTTTACCATCCTTATTCTGTTAATTTCTTGCGATTCTTTTACTACTGAATCTGCCCGCATTAACCTAAAATTAGGTTGCCATTCCAATTCAACATCAAACAATTCACCATCAGTGTTTTTAAACAACTCAACCTTTCTGTCTTTTCTCTTTGCGTTACCTATAATTCCAAGCACTTTTCTGGAAGCATTTTCTATGGCTCCTGAGCCTTTGCCTGCATATAGGTCTAGTACCTCATCTCTTGAATAGGTACGACTTGTTTGGGAGAGTTGAATAATTATCAAATCCATATTCACAGCAAGACTTGCTAATGCATGGCTTATATATCTGATACTTTCATATTCTCCCCGTATGTGTTTAGGGGGTTCAACCAAGTCTATATAGTCTACTACTACACATCTTGGCTGCACACTTCTTACCATCTCTTTTATCTTCTCAACAGTAGGAGAAACAGTCTGTACTACAATGTGACTCACATCATCCTTATGGAACTTATATATCTCCTTAAAGTTTTTCTCTATCTCACTCTTTTTCATTCCACTTACTATCTGAAGATGTCGCTTATGAGTGTACCAATCCGTTAGTTCAAGCGATAAATATAAAGTTGGGATTTGGAGTTCCTTTCGAATGATGTCATTTTTAGCATCGTATCCGAGCACAATATTTTGAGCAAGTGTTGTCTTGTTAGCTCCGGTTGGTCCGAATATTGTTACCAATTCACCCGGATAGACAGTAAGGTCTTTGTCGGGTATCCCAAATAATTCATCAAGCCTGATAACTCTTCCTTCGTAATTAGCCGTCATCCTTTCTTCAAGTGACTTCTGCATTTCATCACTTGTTTTAACCTCAGTGAGATAATCTTTATGCTTATAATAGATACACCTTGGTTGGCAATATTCATGTAATAGAAAATCATTGCAGCCATATCTATAGCCTCTATTATAAGTATCTTCTACTTTTTGCAGAACTACATTCTCATCAAGTTCATCATTGTTCCAATGCATTAAAGCTGTTTTAGCTACCTCTGATGGAAATCCATGTCTGAGGAAATGGGATGCCATTCTTAACAAACCATTGTTTCTTTTCCCTGGTAAAGGACCATCATTGTATATCTTCTGTATGCATGGCACAATATTCTTTGGTTCAAATGTCGATTCTAACTCACGTATTTGAGGTACATGAGTAGTGACCGAACCTGAAAGTTCCCCGTCACCTGTTAAAACTGGGTAATCGAAGTCAAACCTTCGTTTTTCTGCTAAGTTCTTAATGTAATCAGGGGTTTGATTAAATAGCTCCTTAGCGGTCAGTGGTACCTTATAGAAGCCCCTTTTATCGTTAAGGGTATGTTCTACCCTATAAAGAGCAGTTCTGGAGTATACAGAGCAATCTATGTCCTTTAGGATGCTTTTCATAGTTTCTTTCAGAATGTAGGGTAAGTTCTTAGTAGGTTTAAACTGAAACACCTCATTTGAAATTGCTAGATGATATCCAGTGCCACTAAAGTATGGCTGTATGCTGCAATCCTGTACATTTAAATCATATAAATCAAGCATAGCACCCTGTGCAATTTGCTGGGTATGACTATCTGAATTCTGACCTTTATCTATATCTACTATAATCTGGTCAATTCCGCGAATTCCTTGAAAGTCCTTTAAACTTCTACTTATTTCTATATAATCCTTTGCATCATCATAATACAGGTAAGTGCTTCTATATATGGGTTTATCCTTTCCATCAGTTACCAGAATATCTGATAAATCCTCTGCTTTAATAAGAAGCCCCCGTTTCCGAGGGCTCCCTATTGCAACTTCAATATACATTTAGAATGGTGTAGAAGACACAGGCTCTGAAGATATTGTTTCCCCATCTTCAGTATGTTCTTTCAAATAGCCTTTTGACTTCATGAACTTAATGTAACTCTTTAAGTCATCCCGTTCTTTATTCGTATTATGAACGATTTTAGGACATACTTCAGTGTATGCTTTATTATCTTTAGGATTTAACCTTTTATATACATAGACATAAAATGGACTTGAATCTCCATCCAGAGCAGTCTTTGATATAAAGTTTTCATTAAGATATTTTCCTAAGTCATCTATCATTGTGCCGTTTTCATCTTCCCATATACCCTCTTTATTAGGACCACCTTTAAATCCAATAACATCAAGGAGATAATAGATACGCTTCAATAAGCTAGAATCTTTAATCTCTCCATTATCTTCTCTTTCGTAAGTCCCTTTCAGGGCATAGTTTACAGGATATTGACTTGTCGTTTTTAATGTTACGTCAAGAAACAAATCAGCCCAATCGAATTCTTCACTTCTATCTTCGAATGCAATTATCTGGGCTGGTTGAAATCCTAACCAACTTGCTGCTCCGCTTTGTGCTACTTCTGGTCTATATCGTGCCATTAGACACCTCCTTATTTAGAATCGTGCTTTTGTTGATTAACGGCGTTCGCGACTTCATCTGCCGAAGCAAATGATTCCTCAGCGCCATAACCAGCCATTGCTAGACATCTGCCAACTGCCGAAGTCTCGCAATTTTCTAAAGCACTTGTTTTGTTAATCTGTGTACTTCCCTGCACTTCATGTGCGTGTCCTGTGAAGAACGTCTCAGGAAGTTCCTGGGGGTCGGGATAGCAAGTTGCCTTAACTATCCAGTGGCCATCTTTATAGTCCACTATCTTTGTTTTAATGCATCCACGAGGATTTGTATTATAGAAAAGGACAACTCTATCCTTAACCATAACATAATTCTTACCGTGGATACTAACTGTTGGAACTGTCATTAGTACCTCTTCTTTTAATTAGATGTTCTGTTTTCCGTGTGAAGGGCATTAGCCCTATCCAAGTATACGCATAATAAGGTTTATTTGCAAGAACATTGAACACCTGATTAACGCCAAATCCTGCTACAATGCTTGACGTGAAAATCGTATGTTTCATTGTACACGGAGCATCTTCAATCTCTGCACTTGGGAGCCAAGTTTCATCAAAATAATCGTGTTCTTTAGTTACTACAATAATTTCCATTGCTAAAGCATCCATTCTTAAGTCAATAAGAAATTCTCTATCAGGGTTTTCAACCCAACAATCATAATAGTCTCTTCTTACTTCCATATTATCTGGACATATTATAGCTTTATTTGAAGAGCCAGAGTTCCATTTCCAATTTTCTGGAATGAAAATACCTGTCGAACCGTATTCTTTAACTCCTTTTCCCGCAGCTCTTGACTTAAAATCGCCTAATCCTTTATGAGGATATGTACAGGTAGAGAGATTATGTTCTTCAAGTTTATCTCCGTCATAACCAGCAATAACATTAAATCCCATTATAGCAAGTAGGGAGACAACGGTTGAACCGATGCCTCCCAAACCTATTACCGTAATATCATCAAGCTTTTCCTGGGGAATTAAGTCTTTGTTTCTAAGGAATCTAATATCCGTATTCGATCGCTGCGTCTGTGCTTGCATGTCTAGCCTCCCTTATGAAGTCCCATATATCTGGAATACCAATTTTTTCAAGATTAACCTGAAACTCTATGTATTTCATTTTACCATTACAGTATTCTTCATAGAAATCAAATGCTTTATCCGCATTCTTTTTCGTAAGTTCTCTGTACTTAGGAGTTTCCAGGACTTTTCCTCTTTCTTCTAGTCCCATTTCGAATTCCCCTTTATCGCTTGGGTTAAAGAGACTGCTTTGTCCCTGGTATCCACCCCAACCGTTATATCCATGATAACCAGAATACTTAGAAGTAACAACAGTAGTGGCATTGGCCTCTTCTAGTCCTTTGGCTATATCTATCCATGCTTTCTTACCTCTAGCCCTTGGTAACTTGATTTTATCTTCATCAACCTCATAATATGAATTCTTACCATATTGGTCTTTATAACTGAATCCAAAAGCAAAATGTGCTTTACCACTAGTAGCTACAATAAGACTAGGGTAAAACCCTTTCATTGGAGCCATTTCACATAATGTATCTGTATCAGTTCCACTAAAGAATGCTCCCATAGTATGATGGCTATGGATTAAGCCCATGAAACATTTCTTTAAAGTACTGTTCCTGAGTTTCTTCTTTAGTATCTTAGCCAAATCGTCAGCTTCCCATTCTGTTGAAGAGTGTCCACCTAAATCAAGCGGGTGAAAGTCCTCTAATGTAAATTCTACAGGGAATCCTGATTTATCAGCTTTCAGGCTGTACCACGCTGGGCCGCTCCACTCCTTGTCTGGGAACTTCTTTAGAAAATAGTTCAGCTTGGAGAGCGTCTCCTCTAAGAGTTGCAATTTCATTTCTTAGTTTCCTTTCTTTTGTTTGAATCCGCCTTAGCGCAATTGTACAACATTGCATTCTGGCTTCGTCTATTAATTGGGATAGAAAGTCAATATTAAATAAATTATCGACATTCTCTTCTGTGCAGTGTCTATCTATTAACTCTAATGGTAGCTTGGTCATTTTTACTTGAGCCTTGATAAACTCAGAGATAACTCTTTTATACCTTACATTAGAATATATCTGTAATTTATCATTCATCATATCATCCCAAGCATCTCTCCCAGACTGGTCCTGGAATTCAGAGAAAAGACGACTATAGTCCTTTAACATTCTTGCAGTAACCTCAGA